AGCGAACAAAGCCATCAGCTAGAAGCGCCCTTAAGCGCAACAAAGTTGATGACGATGGCCTCTGACAGAGCGCCAGCCGACACGTTGGAAACGGTCAGGTTGAAAGAACCTGCCGCCATGGTGTTGGCCTGCACCAGATAGCTGCCAGCAGTTCCGGCGGAGCCGTGAACAGCAACGACAACATCTGTGGCTGCTACCTCGCTGTTAGTCACAGCGAAAGTGGCCTCAGCGCCAGCAGCAAGCTCAGCGCCGTTCATGGTGATTTGACCGGATGCAGCGTTAAGCGTCACGCCGGTTGTCTTGTTGGTGGCCTGGGTCACAGTGCCGCCAGTGGTCGGGCCAATGAGTTTGCCCGCTGTTGCCTCAAACTTGGATGCCATGGTTAGTTACCTCCTAGGTCAATCGAGGGAGCTAACAACGGTCGCGCGGACGATACCAATGTTCTTGGTTTCGTACACCTTCGACCAGTTGCCCACGGTTTCCAGCTGAGCGCGAGTCGGGTTGACCGTGGTCACGCCCCACTTAGCTCCGATCGGGTGGTAGCAGTACCCGAGCGAAATTGCAAGCGCGTCGGAAAGGGCAAGGATGTCTCTGTCCGTTTCCGTTGTGAGCGCAGTGTGTTCTGAGCCGCCGACAGCTCCCTGCGTCATGAAATACACCGCATATTCGGTGGAAGCGCCGCTACCCGTGGTTTGAACGTCATCTGAAACCACAACCCTCAAGCCCATGAAGACTGGGACAGTGGGGTTACCGAAGGCACCCTCGAAGGAACCACCGCTTGCGGTTGCGCCTGCAGTGGTATCGCCAGCCGCGACGAAATCGACTGCACGGCGCTCGACCAGTTCGTAGTACGTTGCGCTGTGCATGACCACGGCAGTCAGCTTGTCGCCCTGGTCGCCCAGAAGGTTCTTAGCGCGTGCAACGTGGCTAGGCGTCAGTGAGGTGGGTGAATCGCCAGATTCAGAGTCCAAGCAAAGCCCAAAGAAGGCGCTGTTGGAATCGTTGGCGTTCAGCGAACCAAACACACCAGACAGGCAGGAAATGAGATCTTTCTGCTTTTGGTGGTTGACGTATTTGGCCATTTTCTGGCCAATAGCTCCGATGGGATCCGAGCCGGATGCGATTGCAGCAAGGTCGCGTGCCTCAAACGCACGGCCTCTACGAAGCAGCACGCCGATCTGACGATCTGCCTCAATTTTTCCTGGAGTCAATGACGTGCTGTCGGTCAGCACCTCAAAGTCACCAGAAAGGTTTGCTTTGTAAAAGGGGACGCTCACGAAGTCGCCCGAGCCATCGCCGGAAGTATTCAGCTCGGCCATCGGTTGCACCACACCCGACTGCAAAA